GCTCACCGTTGAACAACTTGAACTCGCGGGGCGAAACAATCCCGCAGATAACGCCAGCGCGCTTGCTAGTGCCCAGCGTAAGTTTGATAACGGGGGCTTGGACGCCCTTCGGGAGTTTCTTTACCAGAAGTCCCTCACCCATCCCTCGATTGACACAGCGGTGAAGCTGGCAGCATCGGACCTTGATATGGCACGCATTGCTGAGGACTTACTGGTCTACCTAAAAGGGAAGTTTCCAGAAGACGACTTCACCGCCGTTATTGGGGTAAAGGGTATGGAAAAAGTAAACGCAAGACGCAAAGTTCGGGGGGATACTCCGCTATGATGCGTCAGCGCATATCTTTTTCGGCAGCCATGCATATTTACCTCGTGCTAGGTTTACGTCCGATTCAGGGCTGGAAAAGACAACAGAAGAAACGCCATGTGTTTCCGACCATGCCTCTCATAAGAGGGGCCATTCTTGCGCTACTGATTCTCCCGCTTTTTGCGGGTGTGTCCCTTGCTGAAGTCTTTGCAAATTCTCAAGGGCAGTTATGCTCCCGTGAGGGACCATCCCAACTCATCGCAATGGTTGCTGACAGCGACTACAAGGAACGACACATTGCCACGTCGTTTAGTGCCAAGCATCGTATGCTTTTTTACTGGACAGTAAATATCGAGACAGGAACATGGTCTGTCGTGCGCGAAGCATCTACTGGGATTTCCTGCATCACAGATGCGGGTGAACAGTGGGTGCGGGACGGGAATGAGGTTTTGGCTATTCTGATGATCCGAAAGGATCAACCTGCTTTATTCAAAATAACCATCAACGGGGATGACTGGATTGTTTCCATTCAGATGGCCCCAGAACTCCCCATGATAATAGGGGTAGACGGCGGCTCTCAGTGGGAATGGCTGGGGCAGCCAAGCCCCGCTGGGTTCAAAATCTAGTGGAGCAAAGACGTGGAACCTCAGCACCATATTGATACGGAAGCATTAACAAGAGCAATCAGGGCCGAGACTATGGCCTCTGAAGTTAAGGAGTCCTTCCTTACATTTAGGACTGAGGTCCACGAAGACTTGCAGAATGTCCGCTCTGACATGAAGTCGGGGCATGGAGAAATTCAAGGACAACTGAGAAGCATGGAGGCGGCTCTGACTGGCAGGGACGACCGCCTTACAGCACGTTGGTTTAAGGTCGCTGGCGCTGCTGTTGCGGGGCTTATTGCCATGGTGGGATGGTTGATAGCCAACGGAAGGCCCTGGTCGTAAATAACTAGGAGCGTTCGAATGCCAGTTGCGGCAATAGACGACGATACTTTTGTAAGGCTGTTTGAGGAACGCGGCGCAGAAGAGATTTCCAAGGTTTTGGACATTTCGATTCGTTCCGTTTATGCCCGCCGTCAGAGGATGGAAAAGAAGATAGGGCGGCAAATCAAAGCCCCCGGCCACCCCGGCAGAGTGACCCGAACCGGCATTCAGCACCCACCCAAGACCGACATAGAGGTTCCTGACGGCTATGTGATCATTTTCAGCGATGCCCACTACTGGCCTGACTTGATATCGCCGGCACACCGTGCCTTGGTGAAGTTAGCCAAAAAGCTGAAGCCTAAGATTGTTATTGCAAATGGGGATGTCTTTGACGGGGCGTCCATCTCTCGGCATCCGCCTATTGGTTGGGAGTCGGCTCCTACTGTGGAAGAGGAGATTGGAACGTGTCAAAAGCGATTGCGGGAGATCCAAAAGGCGGCGGGTTCTCCAAAATTGATCTGGACCCTTGGGAACCACGATGGTCGATTTGAGACAAGGTTGGCAACAGTAGCGCCTCAGTACGCCAAAGTTCACGGGGTACACCTCCGAGATCACTTCCCCGACTGGGAGCCTTGCTGGGCCACTTGGATTAACGATGAGATAGTTGTTAAGCACCGCTTCAAGGGCGGTATACACGCGACTCACAACAATACTCTTTGGTCTGGAAAAACGATGGTCACAGGGCATCTTCACAGCCTCAAGGTGACGCCGCTGACGGACTACAATGGTGTTAGGTATGGCGTTGATACGGGCACTCTAGCGGACGTTTATGGCCCTCAGTTCACGGATTATACAGAAGGGAACCCATCAAACTGGCGGTCTGGCTTTGCTGTTTTGAAGATCGTTGACGGCTGGCTGATGATGCCTCAGCTTTGTCAGGTAGTTGACGAGACTCATGTGGAGTTCCAGGGGGAGTTGATCGAGGTTTAGCATGGGCACTGTAGAGAAAATTGCAGGCAAAGCCTTTGATGTGACAGTTATGATGGTTGACGATCGTGAGGACGAGATTGCTTGCGTTGACCTGAAGATCAATGAGGACAACACCTTGCTGACCCTGACAACAGTGACTGGCAGGCATAGGACGTACTATCTACCTCAGATCCTTTGGTTTGAAACTGGATAGATGATGTTCGATAGTGCTGCCACTAGGGATGCTCTGAAACAGGTCTATGCTGATGGGTTTGAGGCGTACTTGAACAATGAGCCGATAGATAACCTTGATTACTGGCCCGATCACAGAATGACCAGCAGGCTATATGATGAGTGGATTAGAGGCTGGAGAGACGCGAGAATCCAGGATCCTGCTCCATTTAGGCGATTAACTCCAAAGCATGGCTAGCCTAAATATTGGTAAGAGTGAGCTGGCTTACGTCCGCTCTTTTTCTGGCTATTGGTATCTCGCATCTCCTTACACGCATTACCCTCGTGGTCGAGAGGCTGCCTTCAGGATAATCTCAGATGTTGCGTCTTGGTTGATGGTTAGGGATGTGGTGGTGTTTTGTCCGATAGCTCATAGCCACCCGATATGCGAGCACGGTGAAATCGGTGATCTCGGCCTTGATTTTGACTTTTGGATGAAGATGGATGGCTCTTTGATGGATAGGGCAACAGGGTTAATCGTCACGATGCTAAACAGCTGGAACACGAGCAGAGGTGTGTTGGAAGAGATCAGACGATTTAGTAACGCTGGCAAACCAATCTTTTACGTGAGGAATGAGATTGACTGACACGAAAGATTTGACAGTTGAGCGTGGCGCTGTTTACGGACACCCAAAAGTAGACTTTGCAAGGGTAACTGGGATGGCAAAGTTCCTTGATGATTGCCCTAACCCAGTAGCGAGACATGCCCTTTATATGGTGCTGGTAAAGGTTGCCAGACTGATTGAAAGCCCAGGTCATAAGGATTCTTGGGATGATATCCAAGGGTATGCTCGATGCGGCAAAATGGTCATGGACCTTGAAGAATAGGTTGCTTGCGTAGTATTGGGGGTGCTTCATGACTAAAGTAAAAAAGAATCAGAAAAAAGATCCGGTTCGTAAGAAGACGACGATTGGTAATTCAGTACGCTCTCGTCCACTAAACAAGTCCCATCGGCTATCGTTTAAAAAGCGTATAGGCCAGGGCAAACCCTGAAGGAATGACATGAGTCTTACTACACTGCTTACTGGTGGCTTTCTCAAAGGACAGCGCACCTACGTATTGGGTCTTTTGCTGGCAATTCAGGCGATCGTTGCCTGGTTGGTTGGAGACTCGAGTTTAACTGAGCTCTTTGCGAAAGTTCCTGAGATCCTTGGTGGCCTTGGCATCATGGCTCTTCGTGCAGGCATGAGCGACAAATAGTGGCGATTCCCATCCTGACGCTGCTTCAAGCGGTGCCTGGAACATTGAAGTTAGTTCAGTCGATTGTCGATCGGGCTGAATCAGAAGGTTTGATGGATGCCGGTGCTGCGAAAGAGTTTCGTGGTGCTGTCACCACCATAGACAGGAAGGTAGCAGATGCGATTGCTGCTAGTGCCGCTCTTAGCCACGATGCTGACAGCGTGCGGAACGACCCAAATAACAGGGACAACGGCTAATGGGTCTACAGAGACCGTAGATGCCGTTTTAACGCGTATTTGCTCTGTGTGGACCCCTGTATCCTTTTCAGCCGAAAAAGACTCTGAGGCGACTGTGAGAGCCTTGAGAAAGCTAAACAAGCGTAGGGATGTAATCTGTGGCGTATAGATCTGAGCTTAAGCCTGGTGTAGATGCTAAGGGTCTAAAGCCAGAGATCCTGCTGGCAATTATGATTGCTGAGACTGTTTGTCATGGCATGGGCCACAACTTCACGATCACGAGTTTGCTGGATGGTACTCACAGCCCGAAGTCGTTTCACTACAAGGGCTTGGCTGTAGATATCCGGACTCGAGAGATGAATCAGACGGCTCGAAAGGAATTCCGCCGTCTTCTAGCTAACGCGCTAGGCGATCAATACGATGTGGTCCTTGAGTCAACTCACATGCATGTAGAGTTTGATCCGGACTAATACTATTTGTGGTTGTGGATGGCTTTGTGACATTTGGGCCGATCTAGTTCAGTTAAGTAGACATCCTCATCGACGTAGTTATCGTCTTCATCGGTAAGGGCGACAATCCGCTCTTGTTCAGGACAGTCCCAAGCAATGTCTTGTGAGGCTTCTTCCCGACAACGATCGATGTTCTTTGCGATTAATAGAGCCTCTTCGTCATTCTCGGCTTCAAAAGACCAGTCTCCGTAAACAGAGACATTCTGGGCATAGATCACGTTGTAGGTTTTCACCAGATACCGTCCTTTTCTGCTTGATAGTTGTCCATTGCGATTCGCAGCTCATCGTCCCAGTCAAACCCATAGGCGTCGGCAAGATGGCGAAGGTCTGCAAGAAGATCTCTAAGGGCTGTGTCGTCTTCACTGCCAGAGATTCGGGCATAGGGACCGATAACCTTTTCAGCAAGCAAGACTGACCGATCAATTTTATCGCTAGCCATTAGGCGTGTCCTTTACACTTTTTGCACATCCTGTTGTGGATGCCTTCAGACTGAAACGGCTTTGAGCATGTAAGGCAGATACGCTGACGAGCATCGTACTCTTTGTCTGCGTTTGGTTTCTTACGTTCCCTGATTTCTTTTAGCTTTCGATCTTTCCATCGTTGAGTAGTGCCAAGCTTGGCAGGATCAAAACTCATGAGTGCAGCATCGACACTTCATCATTGTCGTCCTCTGTTTTGATTTTTGTGATGTCCAAGCCAATGACCTTAAGGGCTCTGGCTGTATGAGGGATTCGCTCAATCAGCTTACGTCGTTCCATTGCATCTAGCATTTGGACGATTGCCCCTGGCGTAACCTTTCGGTACTCAGCCATCTCATCAATGCTTGGCGCGTAGCCATGCTTTTTGATGTATCTGGCAATGAAGTCTAGAAGCTTCTTCTGCTTTTTAGTCGGAGGAAACGCCATCTTCATTTTCTTTAAGTGTCAACCCTGCTAATCGAGCAACATTTTTCCACTTGCTTGTTGAGAGTTCTTTCATCAAACGCTTCATGCGAGCCTCATCGATCTTATTTGTTGGGCTCTGTTCTTTGATGCGTAAAAGTGATGATGCAGCCCAATAAACTCGGGCTTGCGACTCAAGGCTGCTTACTCTTGCTTTAAAGGCCAAATCCTTCTTCCTCCACGTGCATCTCGTTTAATGAGGATACCGTGGCCTGAAGCCTCACCGGCATCCAAAGGCATGAGTTCCTTCAATGCCTTGTCTGCTTCGGTGAAGATCTTAGACGCATCCTGATTTTCTAGGTAACGGCCGGCTTCAACTGCCCATTGATTATTGCCGGTCATATCAACTTTTTTGACGAAGGCTTTTTTGACTTCGATCTTTTCAGGGGTTGGTGGCTCAATGTCCATCACGATGTACTTCCAAAAGGCTGCTTCACGTTCCATGAGGTCTGCGATGTATTCCTCGTCTTTCCAGATGCGCCGGTATTGATGCCGGCTGTTACCAAAAAAGACAGACAGAACACACCAAGGCAGATTCATGACAGCCATGTAGTGCTGAATCTGCGGATAGTAGCGTTCGCAGAGATCTTCCATTTTGGCTTGCTGGCTAGTGTGCTTAGCCTCGAAGAGACCTTCAGTATCGGCATTTGGATGTGTTGCTAGACCATCGATCTGCGCCACAGAGAAGCCGTTTGAATGCGTGTAGACCTGTTGGTTGGCTGCTGCCCTATCAACCTTGTACTGAGACGTTTTTTCGAGCCACTGAGCGTTAAAAGGTTCTGTTGCTGTGCCCATGTGAACGGAAAGTTTGGTGGAAAGATCGTCTTTTTCTTCCCTGCCGGTCATTTGTCTCCATAGTTTAGGGAGATCCATGTCGTACAAGACGCCATTGGCAATAACCATTGCGGCAGAACCGCCGATTTTACCGTGGTCTACATACTCAGCCATTACGTCCGTTCTCCTTGCCACTCAGCGAGTAGAGCCAGTTCTTCTTCGTCGCTGGTTTGAATAGCTTCCCGGCCTTTTGGACAAGCACAGCGAATACAAACAACGTGCGAAGGCTGTTGTTTGAATGTCGGATCGTTATCGACCTCTATCAGCCGTTCGATCTCAACATAGCCAGTGTCTTTGCAAGATTGGCATGAGACTTGATCGCCCATACTGGTTCCTTTCTAAAAATGAATGCCGTGGTTGATGCAATTCAGGCTCAATCATGAACACATGTGCGGCCACCTGGTTCATCGCATCTTTTTAAGGCTGACGCCACGGCTCGCCTTCGGGAGGACGGCCGCTGAAGCTAGTCGAGAGGCGGTGCCTCATCTTCCTTCTTCTCGCCAGCAAGCGTCAGGCGATCGACATTGATATCAACGCCAAACTTCGTTTCGCCGGATTGGTTAGTCCATTCGTTGGTATCGAGCTGACCGGAGACAACGACAAGGGTTCCCTTTTTCAGGTAAGGAACTACGCCGGCTTGACCCCAGAGACTGCAACGGACCCAAATCGGATCCGCGTCTTTCTTAGGGCGATTGACGGCAATGCTGAAGTTAGCGACCTGACGGTCTTTGACTTCACGGACTTCGGCATCTTGGCCCAGACGGCCAACAACACAGGCATTAAACATAGTTTTTCTTTCTCAATGAGTTTCAGGATTAGCTGGATTGCTCAGCGATGTGCTTTTTACGTTCAGCAAGTGCAACCCGAACGATCTCAGCCAGCTTTGGATCTTCTTTCTGGCAGAGTTCGTAACTTGCTTTGATCGTCTCGATGTAGGTTTTGCGTCCTTTTTCCGTATCGATCATAGCGATTTCTTCGGTGGTCTTTTTGACCCATTCATCCCAGCTTGGGAAGTTGAGCTTGTTGGTTGCAGCAACGGGCTTTTTTGGTTCGTCTTTGCCCGGCTTGTGTTCTGAGGTTTGATCCATGTCAGGATCGTCACCAGTCTCGAGCCCAAGAGCTTTTAACAAGGCGTACTTCACGGCATAGCTGATTGCCTTGCCGGGCCCCTTGTCTTGATTGTCAATGCCGTAACCCAGGCTAGGAACGACAAAGAAGTCTGTATCCGGATCGTCGATGTTGACAAACTTTACATCGAGCTGAACTTCGGTTCGGTTTCCATTTTGAGCAAAGACGAGATTGCACGGATGATAGAGGACGCCGACTTCGACGAGTGCAGGACGAACCTTTGCGGTCACATCGTCATGTGACGTGATCGAATAGTTCATGCCCGATTTTTTTTCCTTCCGGACGTAAGTAACTTTCTGCATCGCTTCGTGGAGTCGTTGGTAGACGTTCATTGGTATCCCTAATCTGTGTTCGGGTGATTGTGCGCCTTGAAGCAAATCTTTCTTGCTCATTCGCGATTTTGTCCTTTGCAAAGTTGAACAGTTTGTTAAACTAGAGGTTCCCTCAAATTTCAAGGGTTTTTTACATGCCGAAGCAATCTACGATCGATCGAGTCTTTTCGGCTTGGCCTAACACGGCTGAGCTCGCGAGAGATTTGGATCTCGATTATTTCACTGTCAGACAATGGAAGAGTAGAGAGTCCATCCCAGGTCGTCATTGGCCTCGAGTTGCAGCCGCTTACCAGACTCGAACAAAGGAGCCATTGATCTTAGATGGTCTTGGTCGATGAGTGTATTGGCAATTGATCCAGGCACGACTGCTGGCTTTTACGTTGTCAATAAAGACAAGCATTCAGTCTTTACACTCAAGCTCAAACAGAAAGAGATAGGTTCTCGTCTTAATACGTTTCTTGAGCATCTTGATGTCATCAATAACCGTCATTGGGTTAATCACATCGTCTTTGAGGATCCTTTTGTCAGTTCCTATCGCTCTGCTCGTTTTCAATATGCAATGACGGGCTTAATTTACATTGCTGCCTACCGTCAAAAAGCAACGATCACATCTCTTCATCCAAGCAAGATCAAGAAACTTGCTACTGGCAAAGGCAATGCTAAGAAGGATGAAATGATCGCAGCAGCAAAAGCTGCGGTTCCTGACAATATTTACATCGATAATGAGCACGAAGCCGATGCCTATTGGGTCTATCGGACTTGGCTCCACAATCAGGAGACAGCTAATGCTTAATCAAACAAGCCTACCTCTTTCTGTCATTACAGATGGCCGGATCACTGACGCAGCTTTTAGATTGGCTTGCTACATATCGTGGTGCTCTACGGACGGTGAATGGGCTGAGGATGTAGAGAAAGTCTCGTCTAACCTTGGCTTGTCCAAACGGAACTATTTTCGGCTCAAAGGATATCTGATCGATGTTGGTATTCTGATTATCACAGAGACCAAATACCGTTATTCGGTCACATTCAGTTTAAAAACTGAGACATTTCAGCCAGAAACAATTAAAGAAGTGAAAAATGCCAAAAATGGCACTAATGAATCTTTCTTTTTGGATCCTGTGCCACATGCTCCACAGGCTTCAAAAATGCCTCTTAAGAGCGTTTCTGACTTTGAGGGGTTCTATGACACCTATCCTCGCAAAGTAGGCCGTAGATCGGCTGAAAAAGCCTATGCGGCTGCTTTAAAGCGTGGCGCTACACCAGAACAGCTCAAAACGGCTGCTGAAGCCTACTTGGCTTTTACGTCCGAAAGGAATACTGAGGCCAAATTCATTCCACATCCGGCCACTTGGCTTAATGCCGATCGATGGGAAGACGACGACATTAAGCCTTTTGTCGGCCAGCTTCTTCCGTCTGAAGGTGAATTGGCAGTCCAGACCATCTAAACTTCAGAGAAGTAAGGTCCGGTCATTTCCATTCTCAGCCCAGGCTTTTGCTTTGAGCCAATATTGACATAAGCCGTGTACCGGCTTTCGGTCATCTCGAGCCAAGCGTCTCTTTGAGTCTTCTCGCGATGAAGGTTGAACACCATGTCAAAGGCCAACAGCATGCCTTCACCACCACGGGTGTTGTTTTCTTGGTTTAGCTGAGCTGCAACTAAAGCCCAGATATCGTGTTCCTTAGTCTTTGTTGCAATCGACTGAGCAACATATTCAAGATGCTCTGTCCGGTTAGCAGAAGCGCCCTTAACGAGCTGTAGATAGTCCAAAATGATGCCGTTAACGCCGTGTTCCTTTACGGCTTTATCGATCATTTCTTCAAGCACTGACAGTGTAACGCCGCTCGCATTGGCGTAAATCATGTTGTCAGCAGCCATTGATAGATATTCGCTGATGTCGGCTGGCGAGATCTTGTCTTTCAGAAAGTCATTGCTGTCACGTCCGAGAGCTCTTGCGATGTGTCTTTCTTCTAGCTCCCTGTCTGTCATTTCCGCAGCAATCCAGAGATGTTTAACGCCGTTCATGTTAAGGTTGTAGCTGATCGTTCCAAGCAAGATTGATTTACCGATTTTCTTGCGAGCTTGAACGCCATAAGCTTTGCCGGCGTACAAACCACCAGCCATGACGCGATCGAGTTTAGCAAGTCCCGTTGAGTCGCAATTTCCTTTGTCCTCTAGTTTTTGAATTACTGCTGTGATTGCGTTTTTGCGACTACGAAACGAAATGGTTTTCATTTAGCGCCCGTGCTTTGCGGTCATCGGTCATCGTGGTGATCTCTTAATTTAGTATTTTTAAACAGCTTGTCACTCCACTACAGCGATCATCGCTACGAGGTCGTGACCTTGGCGCGGGTCTCGATCCAAACATGCGCCCCGCACGATAGCGGCTTGTCGGGCTGGTACACCACGCGACTCGGGCCGTGGACTGTCACCTCGTAAGCTTTGCGGTTCTGCTTGTATTCTTTAACGGTCAACGGCGGATCGTTCCGGCCATGCTTTCGGTTGGCCTTAATGACGTGCTGGTTTACGTGTATGCGAGTTAGCATTCCGTTTTGGCCGCTCTTTCGGCTGCTAACTTTGCATCTCGCAGTGTCTTGGCCCATACCGGCACTTTCTTGCCAGGGCGGTAGAACTCCCAACCTGTGCCCTGCGAGCGCGACCAACCCTTATTAATCTCACACCGATTACCAGCAATAATTGCAACATAGGAGTAGAGTGTTTCTGTCTCGCCGTTGGCAAACGTGGTTGTTTCTAGTACGCGGGTCCACTTGGTCATTTCATGGTCTCTCACTAGCTTTCTCATCCCAGGCGTCGTCCATAAGCTGAGACTCAAAGGACACAATCTTGCCAAAAGCATCCAGAAAGCCGTAATCGCTTAGACCTTCCAGCTCTTTGCCCTTATGGCTCGCAGTCAGCTCATAGATTGTGTCACCTTCAAAAATGACAGCGATTTCACATTCCAAACCCAAAATATCTCGGGTAAAGACTAGTTCTTTAAATGCCATTTGATACTCCTATAAAACTCTCAGAGCCCTTTTAGGGCGTTTTTCCTGTTTCTAGGTATAATCACCCCAGAAGGGCTCCAAGTGCTCAGCAGGGCTGTCTAAGCCGCTAGTTGCATCCATTCGGCCGGCTTGAGATCCAGCATCTTGCCGCCAAGACCTTCCAGCTCAGTCGCACGATCGTAGTCGTCCACAATCTGACTACATGCTGTCACAGCATTGATCAGACCAAAGCCAGTGAGACGATCACCAGACTCGAACAGGCTGGTCAGCACACCGCTTTGCTCTGATTCACTCAGGTTGAAAGTGTTTGCCAAACGCTGAACAACATCAGCCGGGTTCTGGCCGGCAAAGCTGATTTCTTTCGTCTCACGGAATCGGGCAACCGTGTTCTCAAAGGCTGCCGTATCAATGCAATGACGAAGCGTGTCTTCGATTTTCATCATCAATGCCTTGTCGTCGGCCTTACGGGTTTCATCCCGAAATGCTACGCCGTTTTCATCAGCCGTGACATGACTGCCAACATGACGCCGAGTGATTCGATCGGCAGACTTCATGCCGTTTTTGCAAATCAGACGATAAAGCAAGGGAGAGATCTCAAAAGATCCATGCCCTGTTTCACTGTTTGCAATCACAACACCGGCCTGCACTGGGTCTCCGACTTCCAGTTCGCCTTCGATACGCGGAAACAATACCTTGAAATACATCCGCCGTTCCGTTAGCTGCGCCGATGCAAACGTCAAATTGTTGTTTGCCGCCATCTCTTTGAAGATCGGAGCAACAGTCGTGAAAACATCGTAGTTGTCGATCCTGTTGTATCGATCGGAGAGAAACGCTCGGGCCTGACCGTCGAGAACACGAATCATGGTTCGCTTGTTGGGATCATCCGTAAGCCATTGGTTCACGTTACGTCCAAGCAATACCGGCTGTTCTTTTTCCATCCGCTCGTAGTATTTCTGCGGAATGCCAAGCCGTGTTGCAAGTTGTTTGCTGGCTTGTGTCGTCAGCTGATAGGACGGCCGATCGCCGCTATCGCTGAAGTGTACGGAGCCGTGTGTTCCCTCACAAGGATCAAAAATGATTGCAGGCTGTTCGACAACAAAGTCTTCCTTTGTCTGCGCTTGCCGTTCGAGCTCTGCAACAAAATCGGGGTAACTACGTCCGTTCTTCATCTTGGCTTCCTTCAATTGCAATAAGGGGGTTAGCTGCTTCAAGAACTTCTTTGGTGAGATCCATTGCGAGTTCTTTTGACGACTCAACAAGTTGATCAGCAACGACTGACAAAATCTTAAAACTTGTTGCTTCGTTTAGCTGGATCTGAACTGTTCCAGTTTTCCCTTTAAACTGAATTTCTCCAGTCAATGGGGGAGCATCTTCGCCGTAATAGTAGCCACGGCTCATAGAGAGTCTTTCAAGAATCATTTTTTCTTCCTTTGTTTGTAAACAAGTTGGTCTTTGCCTGGATCTGGAAGGAATTTGACCAGGCCTTCAATCACGCCAATAAGCTGAGGCGAGTCGTATGGATTGTCGTTCCAGTTCATTTTTGCCATTACGTCCGGATGGGCGTCTTTGTATCTCTCCCATTCATTTTCATGTGAGAACCTGATTGGACTGATTGCAGTTTTTCCTTTCTCGTAAAGAAATCGATCGCCAAAAGATGTGTTGTGCTGAATTAGGTGAACTTTGGGCTCAGATGTTTGAACCAAAAAGGTGATTTTCATTCTTCCCCCTAACTATGAGTGTAGCCGTCAGGCTCTATGCCGAGCCACATGCCTTGCCACTGAACCATGATGCAGTCTGGCCCCGGCAGGACCGTTCGACGAAATGTTAGGTATGTTTGCAGACCATTTCCGTTGCTTCTGTATTTGGGAGTTAGACTGCTCGGCATACCTCTTAGCCAAATTAGGTAAAGAGATTCTCGTTGCTCTCGTGTAATCTTCATTTGCTTGTCTCCAAGAAAAAGAAGCTGTCTTTTATGCGGCCAAAGAAACAACCAGGGCCATTGCCTTCCATGTCTTTGCTTGGGTAAATCTTCATTCCGTTGCTTAAAACGATGACAAAAACTTTGTCGTAAATGTTTCCGTGGTCAGCCCACATTTCATCGTCTAGCTCTTGTTTGGTCATCTCTCGAATTTCGACAACCTTTTGCCCGATTAAAATATTTGCAGGCAGATTTTCACCTTTCATTTTTTTTCTCCCAAAGAATGCAACCAAAGTTAGGGCGCGTACCTAGAGACGCTGAATATCCTGATGCGTCTTGAGCTATGGCAAAGATGTGTTCAGGAACAATCCAATCGAAGGGTTCTTTTTCCTGCCATTCTCCAACGGTTTCACGGTGAGGAATCTTGGAGCATTCACCAAAACCAGCGTTAGCCCAGTGCTTTTCTGGTGAACTCCAATGAATGCAATTTAAGCAAATGCATGCGCCTGGAATCATGGCTTACCGGCCAGTCCGCAGTAGCCATCGGTGTTACTTTGCAACGTCCGCCGAAGGTCCGTCCCACGCATGTAGGCTTCGCGTTCGCTTTCTAACCTCTCGCCCCATCGCCAGGCCATACACTCGGAGCCGATGCACTGTGCAAAACTCGACGCACCGCCACCCATTCTGCGGTTGGCTGCGTAGTTGGTCCTAGCGACCAGCGCAAACGGGCACCACTTGGTCTTGGCTTCGTCCTCTGTCATAGCCTCACCGCTAGTCTGAATAAGATTGAGAAGAACAAACCGCCAAAGATGGCAGTCATCATGCCGCTAAAAGTTCCCCAGAAGAGGAACATCAGTCCAAGTGTTACGGCGATGTCCATTGGCACTTCGATGTACTTGAAGCGCCTAAATCCGATCTTCCAAAGAACGATCAGGATGGCGATCGATGTCAGGATGCCTGCGAAGAGCCCTTCCATACTTTGTCCCCCATTTGCTTGAAGATGATTTCAAGAAAGGAACCAAGGGAATCGTGCTGACATCCCATCTCGTAGAATCGAAGGACAACAAGATCCGGATGCTTTTCGTAATAATCCTTGAGAGTTTTGATTCCCCAGGTAACGTCTCTCAGAGCCGAGTCGATGAAATACTCAGCGAGCTCATCTTCATTTAGGCTATCGAGACTTGTTCCCGGTTGTGTTGTTGAAGGTGGCTTCGTCACCATGTTCCAGCATCTCCAAAAATTTGTGAACGTCTTGCGGTTGAGTGAAGTAAGGGCCGACTTTTTTGAGCTTGCTTTGCGCTACAGCAACGTACCAACGACCACGGCTATCGTGGGTGATGACAAATTTGAAGGGCTTGTAGCGATCAAGAGCTCTTTGTATCAGGAGCCAAAACTTCATTGGGTTTCTCCTTTTTCTTTAGACGCGCTTGATCGATGCGATCAGCCATCTCGTCTATCTGGTCTTGCCGGGCTTTCTCGCTGGCTTGTTCGTACGGAATGCCGTTGTTGAGGTTACGTTCAAAATGTTTGAACCATTCTTCTTTACTCATCGGTCTTTCCTTTCAGAATCCCACCTAAGCCTCGTCTTTCAAGACGGCTTTTGATGATGTTGACCCGAGCGTCAATGGTATTGAGCTGTTGTCCATGCTCATGAAGTATTCGGATTACATGCTTGATGTCTTTGTGAAGGCGATCGTTGTCGGCAAACAGTTCTGAAAGCATTTCATCTGCGAGCTTACGTCCGACTTTTTCATCGCCTGATATCTTACGTGCGAGCTTTTCCCGGTAGTCTCGGACTTTTTTGACGTTCCAAAGCGTTCTAGCGGCCTCTATGAGCCCTACAGCGGCTATTGGTGACTTCATTAGGGTCTCCGTGCGTTGTTCTAGATGTGAAGATCCATTCCAACAGCGACATTAGCTTGGTATTCTTCCAGAACTTTCCAAAATACCTCGCCCCACTCTTTGAGGTCTTTCTGTCGCTGACCATTCCCCACCAGCCCATAGAGCCTCTTTCAATCCAATCGCCTTTAGGAGTTAAGACGGCAAAGGCAAACGCTTCCTGCTCTACTTTTTTGTCGTTGTGAGCAGCGATTACGTCCGAAACAAAGGCCATGTTTCTGTTTGTTTGACGGGCTTTCTCAGCAAAATTAAAGCCATCGTCACCGTGATCTCGGTACTGATTCAGAAGCACACCATCGTAACGTCCACCCGGTAAATACCAGTCCCATTTCCAGCTTTCTGTCCCTAATCCTTCTTCGAAGGGTGCTAGCTGAAAGTTGACACTTTCCTCAACGAGGTTTGGATCATCCATTGACTTGAGTGCTGTGATGACGATTGTGAAAAAGTGGCTCATTTGCTTTCCTTTTTTGCATTTACGTCCGAAGGCTCCACCTTCTGGTTTGGTTTTTGGTTCTTTTCAGGGCAAAGCCCTGGTGTTGAGCGCTAGGGCTCGGGAGCCCTGGCTGTAGCTCGGCATTTCTTGGTGCCTAAAAGTCAAAAAAGAAGGGAGAAGGCCGAAGCCCTCTCCCTCAGATTCACCGAGCCCTTATCCTTAGTGGTGAGGTTTTAGCGCCTCACTCCCGGGTGGGCCTCGCCATTCGGTGTCCTGGCGTTAACGGCTGCGCTTATTCTTCGCCAACCGCTTGTCCAGCTTGGCAGATGCTTCGCTGAATTCCTTGTTCGCAAGGGTGTTGCCTTTGTCAAAGCTCGACGTTGAACCAAAGTGTGAGAACTCGCGGGCTGAGCCGTTTTCGTTTTCACCGGAGAGTGAGTCGGCCCAGACGTTGTAGTTCTCGATCACGGCTTCGAGGATGCCGTCGAGCTCGTTTAGGTCATTGACCAGCGATCGAACGAACTCTGCTTGCCTCTGCAACTTCGAATCGGAGATCTCAGTGCCGTCATTCGCTCGTGCAAGGTACTTGCCGTAATCCGAAGCCTTGGCGGCTGCTTTCTCCTTACCGCGCAAGTGATACTGGATCTGACCGGGAAAACCTCGCAACACTGCATTTGCAAGATAGGGACGGTCTTTCAGGACGTCGCCAACGTCGTTCATAAGACTCACCAGGTACTCGGCGATGTCTTGTGCCGTCGCTGCGGCGTCTTCTTCCTCAATGACGTGCTCGAGAATTTCCATGTGCTCGGGAAGGGATTGAATTTTTGCCATGATGTTGATCCTCCTAAAGGATTGCTGTGATTGCCCCAGATAGGGCGATTGCTACGAGATACGCTAGAATTACTAACCAAACGCTAGGCTGTCCTTTCTTTCGCCTCTTCTTCGTAAGTGAGAACCCAGATGTCAGATGCAATTTCTTCAGCCGTTTCGGTGTCTGGGTCGAGTTCATCCAGGATCTCCATGAGTTCTTTGATGCGTTGCTCCTGACCAATTGGAGCTCTTAGGTCGAGAATGTTTCTCATTGCTGATCTCCTTCGAGTTCTGCTTCAAGGAAAACGATGGTCTCTTCGATGCTTTCGATGAGTCTCAATGTCCTTTCTTTGTGTGTTGCATAGGATGCTGAGTTGAGCTTCTTTGCTGGTTCTAAGAGCCATTGAAGCGTTTCTATCTCGTTTCTCGCTTCTCTCAAGTTTCTCTCTAGTTGGCCTCTGACGAAAGCCGGTGATTCTTCTTCCGGCTCTTCGCACTCCATCCAGTCAGCTTCTCTATCCATGTCTCACTCTCCTAATCAGCGCTCGGAATGAACGCCTCAAGGCGCTAATTTTGCACTGTCAAGAGGGTCAGAAACCTTTGACTCAAACCAGAGCTGCACGGAGAAAGGAGCCCGCTAGGGCGACTGCCGGAGGAAGCGACTCCCGATACCAAGTAGATAGGAAAGAACACGCTCACGAGGCTGTATGGGCCCTCTTTACTGTGCGAAATATATCCCGCCGGGCGTTCATGATGATGATGATGTAGCTTTACTTGGCGAACGCAGAGGTTAGAGGCTGTGTAACGACTCAAACGCACTAAGCTGGTCTCTGGTCCTACCTAAGTGAAGCAGTCTCTTACCGACGCGGCGGAGCCTAGGTAAAGCATGTTCCAGCTAAAGGATTCGGTACCACGCTAACGGCCGGCAGGCCGTACTTTCTAAGGCCGTAAGGCCTCATGGTCGTCAGACCTGCATCCGTGCTAACATCCAGCGCAAAGATACCGCTAATCTAAAGTAAGGCTCAAGATGGCTCGACAACCAAGGTCTAAGCTCTCACAGCAGGAAGAAGCATTCTGCATCGCTTTTGTTACCAATAATGGTAAGCGTAAAGACGCTGCACTCGAAGCAGGATACGCAGAATCAGCCGCAGGCGTCTCAGCTTCAAGGCTCTTGCAAAGACAGCATGTCCTTGATCGAATCCAACAACTCAATCAAGCCCAGTTTAGAGCTCTAGGACCAGGACTACTCGCGGGTATGGTCAAACTCGCAGAGAAGGCTAAATCAGAGAAAGTCAGACATGACTCTCTCAAGGATCTACTCGATAGAGCCGGATATAAGCCGATAGAACAAGTACTTAACCTCGAATCAACAACATCAGAAGATGTCTCTCTTCTAAGAGAGCGAGCGCAGAAACTGCTCTTGGCTATTGATAAGAAAGAACAACAGATTAACCAGGATCAGGTTAATAAGGATGGAGATACGAGTGAGGGAGTGTCCAACGACACTACACACACGTCAAAACCTAAGCCGGTGGGTGATGATATTGACGAAGGAACGTCTGGCTCTGTCCATTAGGTCTCATGAGGGTGATTACTCTCCCTCAGGTGCACAATCTTCGCTTGTTCTTTGTTAGTTTTTTTTGTCTATCAGTGACCCCTATGTCCCCCAATTGATCTCCGATCTTGCGGGGAGATACTCCACTCTACATTGGCCCTAAAAAGTTGCGGGTGTTGCATGGATGTCACAGTTGATATTTGGTGTTTGGGTTAGCTCACCCGTGTTTGGTGTATAAATTGGTGTTTTGGGTGATTTTGTCTGACAGACCAAAGTGTTGTTATTAGGGGGTTTTTTGGACAGAAGCACTAACGAGTGCCAAATTTGGCACTGTTTAATTATGGAGTGCCAATTCTGTCACCACCAAAGGGTTGTATTTTGGTGTTAGAGAGTTGGTTTTCTGAGATATTTTGGGGAGAGTATTTTGCCCGGCTCGAGGATCTTGAAGATCGCAGAGTGTTTTTGGTGACGGGGCGGAAAGACAGATATCATGGATTTGGATATTCGACTAGATGTGTCCCTGCGACATGTTGTCGCACCCTATGTTAGGAGTTGTTGATGTCTGACACGGATCTCGAGAATGTCCCGCTAGACGATCAGTACGCTGAGCTGGCTCGGATTACGGATGAGCTCGAGCGGTACGAGCGGTTTAACAAGTTGCTGCTTTACTATCCGTATCCGAAGCAGATGCAGTTTCACGCGGCGACGGAGCGTGAGCGTATGCTGATGGCCGCCAACCAAGTAGGCAAAACATGGTGTGCTGGCGCTGAGGTCGCTTTTCACATGACGGGGCTATATCCGGATTGGTGGCCTGAGACAGCGAGGCGATACAGCACTGGGACTGAGTGGTGGGCTGGTGGTGTTACGGCCGAAACGACCCGCGATAACCCTCAGAGAGTGCTCTTAGGCCGGAAGAGAGAATACGGGACCGGCATGATCCCCTTGCAGGCCCTAGACGTTGTGCAGCTCGCCCGTGGGATACCAGACGCCGTGGACAACTTCACTGTCACACACGTTTCCGGCCAGACCAGCTATTGCTGGTTTAAGTCCTACGAGAAAGGGCGTGAGAAGTGGCAGGGAGAGACCCTTAGAGGCGGTATCTGGTTCGATGAGGAACCGCCCCTAGAGATCTACACAGAAGGCCTGACACGGCTTAACGTGTCCCAAGGGCCTACCCTACTGACGTTTACCCCTCTAATGGGAATGTCAGAGGTTGTCAGGCGCTTTATGCAGCCCGAAGAAAAAGCCAAAAAGTCTGCCCGGTTTTACGTCCAGATGGACCTGGAAGATGCTCAGCACTACAGCGACGAAGATCGCGCTTCAATCATCGACCAGTATCCAGATCACGAAAAAGACGCCCGTGCACGGGGTATCCCGATGCTCGGTTCTGGGCGTATCTACCCGATCCCCGAAGAACAGATCAAATTTAACCTATCGGACATGGCTGGTGGCTTCCCCTCGTACTGGCGTGGATGGGGCGCAGTTGACTTTGGAGACTGGGACCATCCAACGGCCGCTGTATTCATGCGCTTTGATGCAGATACCGATACCATCTATCTCTATGACGCCTACCGGCAGAGCCGAGAGAAACTTGCAGTCCACACCAAAGCGATTAAAGGACGCGGCAAATGGATCCCGATGGCATGGCCGCATGACGGTCATAAGCATGACGGCCGTTCAGGTGAACCGATCGCAGATTTATGGCGTAAAGACGGCGTAAAGATGCATAAAGAACACGCCACGCATGAAGCCGGCGGTTTTTCCGTCGAAGCCGGTATTACTGAATTGCTTGACAGGATGAGCACTGGTCGGTTTAAGGTGGCTTCACACTTAAACGATTGGTGGGACGAATTCCGTACCTACCATCGTAAAGATGGCAAGATAGTCAAAGAACGAGACGATTTGATGGATGCAACCCGGTACGCGATTATGATGCAACGAATCGCGAGATTGCCGGGCGACTCAAATCTACGCCCTCAGTCTTTTGGCACCGTCGAAAATTACTCGGTTTTTGGTTAATTCATGGCTGAGCATAACCCCAAAGAACTCATTGCCCGCTGGGAAGACGGAAACCGGATCTTTCGTTATTGGGCTCCGCATCTTCAGGAAATTGCCGATCACCTAATCCCGCGTAAGGCCACTATCCAAAGCATGCGGGCGCGCGGTAAGAAAGTACATAAGGAACGCTTTTCCTCTGCGCCAATGCACTTTCATGAAGTGTTGGCAGCCAATCTTCAAGGAACGCTTACAAGCCGTTCATTCCGTTGGTTCGATCTCAGGATTGAAAACGACGAAGACCTTGACGCTAATCGTAATGTCCGAGAGTGGCTGCAAGATACCAGCATCCGGATGTGGAAAGCTTTAAACCAGTCAAATTTCCATAACCAAGCCCATGAATTCTACATGGACCTGACGGGCTTCGGGACAGCCAATCTGATGTGCGATCCCCGGTCTGGTCGCCGGCAATGGAACGGCCTGCAATTCATGACAACGCCGATCGAGTCGTACGTTTTTGAAGAGGATGAATGGGGCAGAGGAAACGCCGTTTTCTATATTCATACTTGGAGCGCACGGCAGGCAAAATCAAAGTTTCCCAAGGCCAACTTCTCAAAAGACTTTCAAAGGGCGCTCGCCGAAGAACCTGGAAAAAACTTCAAATTCCTACGTTGTATCGTACCCCGCCACGAACGAGATCCCGAAAAACGTGACTCGCTCAACATGCCTTGGGCTGACTATTGGCTCGAGCTCGAAGCTGAAAACATGCTCGAAGAGGGTGGGCTGCACGAATTCAACTCCATGCCAACGCGCTGGTCCCGCAACAGCGGCGAGCGATATGGCAGAGGGCCCGGTAGTACGGCCCTCGCAGACATTAAGGTTTTGAACAAGGCAACTGAGCTGGACCTAAGCGCTTTTGCTAAAGCACTGGATCCGCCTTGGTTTGCCCTGGATGATGGCGTTATCGGCACAGTCGATCTACGTCCGAACAAGGGCACAATCGTTCGCGACAGAGACGCTCTGTGGTTTTATGAATCGCGTGTTCGTGCGGATATCTCTCAGATCAAGTTTGCTGAGCTGCGTGAGAGCATCCAGAAAACTTTCTTCGCTGATCAGCTAGAATTGCCTCAGTCAGATCGTATGACAGCTGAGGAAATCCGGACCCGAGTCGAGCTCATGCAGCGTGTTTTGGGCCCGACATTAGGGCGTCTTGAGACGGAATTCCTAAATCCGCTGATTGATCGTGTGTTTAACATCATGGTTCGTGCTGGTGCGCTTAAAGAGCCGCCAGATGAGCTGGTTGAGGCCTTTGGCAATGAGACGGACATTGAGATCAAGTACAGCGGGCCGCTTGCTCGAGCTGAACGCCTTGCAGAAGTCTTTGCTATCCAGCGTGTTTACGAAAGCCTTGCACAGCCGGCGCAAGTCGATCCGCAAGTCTTCGATATTGTCGATCATGATGAAGCCGCTCGGGTTATTGCTGAGAATCAAGATGTTCCGGAAAAGATCATCCGCTCGAAATCTCAAGTAGACGCAATTCGTAATGCTCGGGCTCAGCAACAGCAACAACAGCAACAGATTCAACAGGGCCTAGCTCAAGCCCAAATCGCTGAGACACAAGCGAGTGCACAAGCCAAACTAAGGAACTAATGAGAAACGTCCTCAAGAAGCAATCAGAGATTTACAAACGTGTTCTTCTTAGCCCAGATGGTCAGGAACTCCTTAAAGAGCTTTACAGAAACTACGGTAGACGGCCTTCTTTTGATCCGAAATCGGCTCGGCAGACCGACTACAATGAAGGCCAGCGTAGCGTCTATTTGAAAATGATCCGTATGGCTGGGATTGACCCTCGAAAACTGGAACAACAAACGGAGAATGATAGTGAGTGACGACGAAAATGGCGGCGCAGATTTTGCTGCACTACTGCCAGAAGACCTTCGTGAAAACCCTTCACTGAAAGACTTCAAGGACGTTGGTGGTCTCGCAAAATCGTTTCTCGAAACCAAGAGCAAACTCGGCTCAATGACGACAATTCCCGGCGAAAATGCTGGCGCTGAGGATTGGGGTAAGTTTTGGAACCGTATCGGCCGGCCGGAAAGTCCGGATAAATACGAGCTGGCGTTGCCAAAAATGGAAGGCCAGAACTTCAGCGAAGAAGCGCTGGCATCTTTCCGGCAACACGCCCATGAAGTCGGCATGACGCCTAAGCAAGCGCAGGAGAACATGAACTGGTACATGAAGGTGTTCCAGGGTCAGGTTGAGCAACAGGCGGCTGCGCTTTCTGAGGCTGCCTCTGCATCGGCAAAGGAGCTTCGCACCGAGTGGGGTGCCGACTATGATAAGAAGATGAGCGCAGTCGATCGTGCACTTGGCCAATTCTTTGGCGAAGAAGAGGCAAAAACGCTTCGCGCTTTGTCGGCGGCGAATCCAAAACTGATGAAAAGTCTCTCTGAGATCGGCGGGACTATCTCTGAATCGGCCAGTAAAGGCGGCGAAATGAGTGAACAATCCGGCGATCTAACGCCAGAAGACGCAAAAGCAAAGATTAAAGAGATCCGCGACAATCCGGAACATCCGTACCACAGCAAGCATAAGCCTGGTCACGCTGATGCTTACAAAGAGATGTCTGAGCTCTACGTTATCGCCTACGACAATAACCCTGGATAGGAGTGCTGTAATGCCAAACCACTACTCAAAAGACAAACCCTCTGATTCAATTAAACGAGCTAATGCTGCAATTGCTCGAGCAAAAAAAATCATTAATTCGCCTAAAGGAATGGCCGTTGCTAATCAGAGCAAGGGAATGCCGTTTACGTCAAAAAGTAATCGTGCCTATCAAGCGTCAACTCTTAATAAAAAATAGCTTATGCAGAGTGAACCGCTTACGCGGCGCGATGTCTTGCGCCTTGAGGCATTGCGTCTGGCAATTACAAACAGAACGCCAAATTCTGTGACCAAATTCCAAGAACTTGCAGAGATGTATTTTACTTGGCTGACTGCTGACGAAGCGCCGAAAAAAAAATTAGGCAGGCCGCCTAAGAATGCTGTATAGAGGAAATAGGATTACTTAGCGGCTTGTCCGCTTTGCCCTAACCGTCGAAAGACCGCTAGGGGCGCGTTAGCCCAAGGATGGGCCTGACATTAGTCAGACTACTCAGCCGACAGAATCGATCATCTGTTCTCTGGGAGAAAACTAATGTCTACAGAAGTACCTGTTTCATTTAAACAACAGTATCGAGACAACTTTATTATGTTGTCTCAGCAAAAAGGTTCGAAGCTTCGCGGCGCAGTTCGCGATGATCCGGATATGCTTGAAGGCAAAGCCGGTTACTTCGACCGCATCGGCGCAACTGCAATGCAGCGGCGCACTTCCCGCCACCAGGACACGCCTCTTGTTTCGACTCCGCACAGCCGGCGTCGGCTCACGCTTGAGGATTTTGTCTGGGCCGATCTCATCGACAAAGCCGATCGGGCCAAAATGGCGGCAGATCCTGATAGCTCCTACATGACCAACGCGGTCTGGGCTGCTGGTCGTGAATACGACACGGCAATCTACGGAGCGATGGGTGGTAGCGCATACTCGATGGACGAAGACGACGCGGCGACAGCCGTTGCTTTGCCTTCCGCCCAAAAAGTTGCGGTCAACAACCACACCTACGACGCGGGTTCCGGCGATGTCGGATTGACCGTGGGCAAGCTTATCGCAGCTCGCGATATCTTGCTTGCAGCGGATGCAGTGGATCCTGACGATACGCTGTTTTGCGTTGCAAACTCGAAGCAGCTTTCCAATCTGCTCGCTGAAACGGAAGTGACGAGCCGAGATTACAACGATGTCTATGCGTTGAAGACCGGCCAGATCGACACTTTCATGGGCTTCAAGTTCATTATGTACAACAACCTCAGCGTAGATACCTCGAGCGATCAGCTCGTCTATTGCTGGCATCCTTCGGCGATCGGACTCGGGATCGGCATGGATATCGGTGTTGAGATGGATGTGCGGCCTGACAAAAACTACTCGACACAGGTGTTCGTCGACATGTCGATCGGGGCTACCCGCATCGAAGAAGAGAAAGTTGTCGAAATCGCCTGCGACCCGACCTAAGCGAAAGGTAGACTGAAATGGCTGTAACAACCGAATACTCAGACCAATACACCGAGTCGTACGTCACGGTTCCTGCAAAGGTTCCCGAAACGCACGAGTGGGGGGGTCGCGTTCGAATGGCGTTCTTTGAGTTTACTCAAGGTTCGTCCGCTGGTGACGCTGGCTCTCTTGCTTACTTGGTGAAACTTCCGGCCGGCAAAGTTCGTGTCCTTCTTCCCCTGTCCCGCATTGCCAACTCGGCACTCGGCGCATCTCGGACGATGGACCTTGGCTGGGCCGCCTACACCAACGATGACGGCACTGCTGTTGCTGCTGACCCGAATGGGTTGGATGACGGCATTGACGTTTCTTCGGCTGCGGCGACAAACCCTAGCGGCACGATTGGCGGTGCTGAGACGAAACTTTTCGAATCTCAGGCTGGTGTTGTGCTTACGGCGCAGATCAATGACGGGACTATCCCGGCTGCGGCTACGCTGAAAGGCTATTTCCTTTACGTTCAAGACTAAGGAAATGCCAAAAGATCCTGCCGAGTTGGTAGGTCAGTACCGGGGCCGGCTCTTAATTATGGGGTCGGCCCCTTCTTTTTGGGATGACCTAGAGCGTTACGAAAAGAGCTTTCCAGAACATGACAAAATGGCGATCAACCATGTCGGCGTCCTTTATTTTGGCAGCTTCCAGCACTGGGCCAGCTGTCACATGGATTCGCCAATCTTTCACCCTCAAAACACTCGGGCCGCTGTTATGAACGAGCAACATGAGGAAATTCTTTTGCATGGTAAGCGCAACGCGAAAAGCGAGGCTTACGGCTGGAACATCAAAGACTGTGGCACCAGCGCAATGTTTGCCACTGAAGTAGGGCTTCGTCTTGGGTATGACAAAATCACACTTGCCGGCGTTCCCCTGGATAACTCTGGTTATTTTTATGGCCCGCCTTCGCACTGGAATGACTTTGCCAACAACAAAAATCGCGGGCTCTGGGCAATGGCTGCGAAAAGTTGGGAATGGAAAGAACGAGTTACGTCGATGTCTGCGTATACCCGAGAGATTTTAGGAGAGCCACAATGACGCCACTTTATAGATTTCTTGATACAGACGGTGACGGCGGCGGAACGAAGAATGTGAACGGAGATTATTCAACCCCAGATGATTTTCGCATCACGACGCCAGCTGGAAAGTATTACGTCATTCATCGAATGATTATTCACATTCAGGACGAGGCGTCTGGCTTTGCTGCTGATGTTTACGGAAGTCTCGCTTCCGCTCTTACGAATGGAATTGAAGTTAAGACCTACAATGCCGATGAAGTTGAAGAGACCGACTTAACGGACGGACTTCCAATTAAAGTAAACGCAGATTGGGGCCGGGTTTGTTTTGATGTCCAATTTGACGACTGGGGCTCTGGAGAAGATTTTCTTCAGGTCAGATGGACCTTTTCAAAGTCAGGAAACCCTCTCTGGCTTCCACCTGGGCACTCTTTAAGGGCTGAGCTGAGTGATAACCTAACTGGAATTACAAACCATCATTTTATGGCTCAAGGATGGGAAACGACAAACGAAGCTAAGGGAAGGAAAGCTTTCTTCTAATGCTGAATGTCAATACAGATCTTGACCAAGAGATGTCGAAATACACGCGGATGTGGAAGCTTGGTAAATACCGCGATCACTCACCCGCTGAGCATCTTCTGCAAAAGTACCCGCATCTCTTTGTCGATGAGTCTGTTGCGGTTGTGAACGACTATGGCTGTGGGACTGGCAGGGCTTTGCCCGAGCTTCGCCGGCTATTTCCAAATGCCGAAATCAATCAGATCGACATCACGGAAAATTCCAGGGATGAAGGTTTTGAAGCAGACAATTTTTACCAGGCTTGCCTTTGGCAGCTGGATGATCTTCCACATTGTGACTTTGGTGTGTGTGTTGACGTTATCGAGCATATTCCAACTCATCGCGTTGACGATGTGCTCTTTAATCTTGCTGGTGGTTGCGATCGTCTGTTTCTTCAGGGCAGCATGGTTAAGGACAACTGCGGAACGCTTATTGGAGAGACACTTCACTTGACTGTAGAGAATTGGGATTGGTGGGACCGTAAGATTAGCCAGTATTTTAATCCAATAGTTGAGCCTTCCGTAAATGACTCGACCTTTAAGGGGCTTTGGGTGCCGAAATGAGTACAGAAGTAAACATTTGCAACATGGCTCTTGCGCTATTAGGCGATCAGCGCATCGGTGCCTTAACGGACAACACTGAGGCAGCTCGAGCCTGCAACGCTGCTTACACCATGTGTCGAGATTCTGTTTTACGTAAGCATCCGTGGAATTTTGCGATTGAACGAGCGACCTTGGCTGCCGAATCCACAGGGCCTGATTGGGGCCCAACCAAGTCATTTGTCCTGCCGGTCGATCCCTATTGCCTTCGTGTCTTAGAGGTTCGCGATCATTATGACTATGAGTGGTCGGTTGAAGGCCGGAAGTTGGTTGGAAACATGGAAGTCGCTTACATCAAGTACATCTCTCGGAAAGAAGATCCTGCTGAGTTTGACGCAGCCTTTTCTATTGCTCTTTCCAGCTATATTGCTTCGAAGATTGCGGTTCGTCTCACGGGCAGCAATACGATTAAGCGTGATGCTGAAAGGGAGCATGAGAAAGACATGAAGGACGCGCGTTCTGCTGATGGGCAAGAAGGCGCTGTTCCTGAAACAACCAGCAACACCTTTTTGGATGAGCGCAACTAGTGCCCGACCAGAACATAATTACTAATGCTTTTCTCGGAGGTGAGATTAGCGAAAAGCTGTATGGCCGGACTGATCTTCCGATTTACGACCAGTCTGTAAAACAGCTGCGAAACATGCGCGTTCGCCCTCAAGGTGGGGCCGATCGTCGTGGTGGAACCAAGTTTGTTGCTGAGACGAAAGACAGTTCGGTTAAGAGCCGCTTGATTGACTTTGATCAAAAAGATGACCAAGCGTATATCCTTGAGATGGGCAATCTCTATGCTCGCGTTTTTAAGGACACTGACCAAGTTCGTGAGGCTGCGACTACGATTACAGGCATCACGGCCGCAAACCCTGCTGTAGTCACTACCAGCGCCTCTCACGGCTATTCTAACGGCGACCATGTGTGGCTAACTGGCATTGTTGGCATGACGCAGCTGAATAAGCGCCGTGTCACTGTAGCAAATGTTACTGCAACTACGTTCGAGTGCTCTGGAATCGACTCAAGCGCTTACACGGCCTATTCGTCAGCTGGAACCGCCGAAAAAATCTATGAGTTTACGACGACATACTTAACGGCGGATCTTTTCGAGCTTCAGACGGCTCAAGATCAAGAAGAGATGTTCATTGCCCATGAGGATTACCCTACGCGCAAAGTTACGCGGACTGGAGATACAGCATGGACGATCGCCAATGTTGATTTTCAGGATGGGCCTTACCTTGCCCTAAACACCACGCCAATTACGCTAACGCCTGGGGCTACTTCTGGCAGCACAACCCTGACTGCATCTACAGCTTTGTTTGCCACAACTGACACTTCAGGAAGTGGTGGCACTGGTCAATATGATCGCTTAGTTCGCTGGAAAGACCCTGCTGGTGCTTGGCACTGGATGAAAATTACTGGCTTTACCAGCACAACCGTTGTCAGTGTTGACATTATAGGCACGACACTATCTGCAACCACGGCGACAAAAAATTGGCGTCTTGGGGCATTCTCCGACACGACAGGGTACCCTCGTGCAATTTTTATTGCAGAGCAGCGTCTTGTTCTTGCTGCAAGCACAGAGCAGCACCAAACTTTTTGGTACTCAGCCGTAGGAAATTACGAAGAGATGTCGCCCGACGATGCGTCTACAGATGACGCAACGTCCTATACGATTGCCGCTAAGCGCGAAAACTCAGTTCAATGGATTTCTGGCATTGAAAGTGAGCTTTTGTGTGGCTCAACTCGAGCTGAGTGGCGTCGAACAGGGGCGATTACGCCGGCTGATGCTGCCGTCCGACCTATGAGCTACGAAGGCTCTGCTTTAATCCAGCCTGTTGAAACCCCTGACACGCTTGTTTTCGTTCATCGAACTAAAGCCCTGATTATGGGTGTGTCTATCAATCGGCGGAACACAACAACACCAATTTTTGAGACAGAAGATCTTACCTTTGCTGCCGATGACATGGCTGATGATGGTTATACGCAGCTGGCTTACTCCCATCACCCTTACAGATCCATTCTTGCTATCTGCAATGATGGGTGCTTGCTGCATTGCACCTATGACAAAAAGCGGGGCTCATTAGCTTGGTCTAAGTGGACAACTGACGGAAGCTTTGAATCTGTTGAGACGGTTCAGGTTCCCGACACAGGTATTAAAAAAACCGATCGTGCCTGGTTTATCGTAAAACGAACGATCGACGGCAACACAGTTCGATACGTTGAGTATGAAGATCCGGCGCTCAACACAGACTGCGCCATGTCTTACGATTCAACATTGACGGTCAATCCTGGAGGTCTTTGGCACCTTGAGGCCGAGACGGTCACAGTCAAGGCGGATGGTGCTGTTGTGCCAAGCCTTGTTGTTGGGACTGGCGACATCACACTTACCGCTGCGGCTGAAGAAATTGAAGCAGGGATGCCATTTACCCACACGCTCGAAACATTGCCGATTGATGCAAACTTCGGTCTTGGATCGACGATGGGATCAAAGAACAGGGCTCACAAGGTTATCCTGCTTCTTAGAGAGGCTCTAGGAAGCACGGTAAACGGTGATGATATCCAGTACAGGGACGCAAGTGACCCTATGGATGCTGCGCCACCGACAAAGACTGGTGTTGTAACTGTTATTCCCGATACGTCATGGAGTCGAGACGGAACGATTACCATTGAGGGAAGCCAGCCTTACAACTTCAGCATAAATGCTATTGTTATCCACGGTAATTACAGCGCGGTGTAGAGATGGGCTTTTTTAGCGGCATTAAGAAGGTCTTTAAGAAGGTTGCTAAGGTTGCCTTGCCGGCAATTGGCATCGCATCAGGTATTGGTGCTTTTGGTGCTATTGCTGGTATAGGGGCTGCTGGCGCTGCTGCGGGTAGTGCAGCTGCTGGCCTTACAGGTGCTTCAGCTGCTGCTGCGGCGCTTAGTGGAGGTGCGGCTGGCGTAACCTTTGGTAGTGCTGCGACAGGCATTGCAGGTGCTTTTAGCGGTATTACGTCTGCAATTAGAGGATTTGGAGGCTCGACCCTTGGTCAAGGCTTAAAAATTGGCGGCACTCTTCTGAATGCCTTTGGATCTTACCAACAAGCCAGTGCACAGGCTGATGTATTTGGCATTAATGCTGGTATTGCTGCGACTAACGCAGCTGAGCTTCAAGCCCTATTTGAGCTTCAGACAGAGGCTTTAGATACTCAGATTAAATCGACTAAAGAAGCCGCTGATATTCGAGAGAGAGAGATTGCGAATAAACGTGCACGGGCTATCCGTTCAGAAGGCTTTGGAAGACAGGCTATTGCTCGGGATCAGAGCATTCTAGGCTTATCCAAAACAGGCGTTACTCAGCGTCGTGACATCAACCAACAAATCATTGCTGCGACAATCTCAAATATTGATGCTCAGTCGGCAGAGGAACAGCGTCAGCTAGATCTTCAACGATCGGAGCTTGTTGGTCAGGCTCGATCGACGGCTGCGGCTGCTGGGTTGCGTGTTGACTCTGATTCGGTAACGGAATCGGTGAACCTAATTAATCGTGAAACAAATTTTGCAAAAAGCCTTGCCAAGATCACGGCTGATGTAGAGCGCGGTAATGTGCAACGCCGTGGAGACATTGATATTTCAGAAGCGTCTCAACGGCTGGACGAAATTAACCTTCGCTTTGGTGAAATTGACCAACGCTCAGCTGAGCTTTCGGCGTCACTTGAAGACGCCTTGTTTGATGCGGCGTTAGAGCTGGAAATTAGCCAGCGCAATGAAAGCATTGCGATTGAACGGGCTGAGTTTGAGAAGAAAATTCTGAAGAAGCGTAAGGATACAAGCGTTGCTGTTTCTCAGGCTCAGCAGCAAGCCTTTAATCAGCAGCAGTCTGCAGCTAAGCAGGCTGCCTTTATTAATCCGATCACCATTGTATCAGGGCTTGCGTAATGAGAACTCCTAGCTTTAGGCGCACACTTAGCCCAACATCGGCTGGCCGGCAGGATGTTCCTAACTTCAATCCGACTCGGCCGTTTTTGCCTAGTCCGAATACACAGGGAACTCAGGCGCTTCAGAATTTAGGTAAGCAGATCGCGAATATCGGTCAAAACATGATCGATCGTGATAGCTCCGTTAAAGCCAACAACCTAAGCCTGGAATTCAACGAAGAAATCGCAAAGGTCCAAAACGAACTTAAGCCGGATGACTATGCGACTTGGCATAAGAC